AGTTTGTCATGCTTAGGAGCTAGTGTTCTTAATTTTTGTAATAGCTTATTCATTATATGTCTGTATAGTTGTTAACAGGAACTAAGCTTACTTTAGCATTTTCCTCATTTATGCCAAACCATTGATCAGCGATAAATTTTTGTAATGCACCATAACCAATTGTTTTTTGAATTCTTTGAGTTGAACCGTCTGAAACTGTAATTAATCCCGAAGCCACTAAACCAGCTTCAGCTTGTAATAACTGATTTTCGGTGATTGTCTGAGATTCTGAATAAGCTGAATTAAAGTCTACCCAAATCACATCTTCTACCTCTTCAGTTTCAATTGTTGATTTACGCTGTGGCTGAGTCGTAATTTTTACCAAAGTATTGTTAACCCAAACCAAATCAATTTTAAATCTAAGTTCTGCCAACACATGTGGCTGACCTGCACTATACATAGTAGGTTCTTGCTTGTATATGTACGCTGTGTAAGTTTTTTTCATGGGGTTTATAGTTTAAATTCGGCACCCGATCTAAACGATTCGTTAGCTGGTGCGGTATAATTATTAGTTATTTCAAGAGTGATTGTACCATCTAGATTTATTGACACAGGAAAGGCTTCACCATGTACAGAACTCAGTGTAAAAATGCGTTGCCCTGTAGGTAGATATTGACTAGGAATACTACCTAGTAAAATATCATTGAATGCTGCTGCAGAAGTATAGGTTCCTGTAATTAACAATGAAACTTGCACATATAAAAAACCTTCATTCACCTGATAATTTAAGCTTCCCGAAAATGTAGCTCCCCCGTCAGTAGTATTGATTTTTTGGCTAGACGCAGGAACTGTGAGTTGTTTTGATTCAACCTTAAAATCTTTAATCAGCAAACCATTATCCGCATCACCTGCACTACAAGCAATTTCAACTGAAAAATTTTCTGTATCATTGGTTGGTGTGTAATTGTAAGTATATCTAATATAATCACTAGTTACTGCCGTCCATCCTGTGCCTGTTGGCAAAACATTATTGTTAAATGCTACTAAAAATTCTTGATCTACTGAGGAGCTTGTGATGTTCGAGTTTCCAATCACAACTGCATCACCCATAGCTGCATTTAACTCGTTAAGTCGCAATAAAATATTAGGACTCGTTCCAAAACCTTTTACTAAAAAGCTAATCGTATAGCTTGTATTTTTTGATACCTTTTGAGCTTTATAAAGCATAAAGGCACTAGCTCCCGTTCCTCCTTTGAATAATTGTAAAGCCTGTTCCTCCTGATTATAGGTAATTCTATTGACTGAAGACTCTCCGTGGTTATACCAACCCAATTGATGATGAAATTTGTTAATACTAATTTTTTGTAAATCAATTTCACTAAATTCTTCCTCAACGGTATTGCCATTTTGTAAAATGACATTATTAGCTTTAGGCATAATGATATCCGTTATAACAACACCATCAGTTATTCCGTTAGTTGCAAAATCATTAGCATTATAAGACCAACCTTTTATCATCTCAGGTTCTATCTGATAACTTTCATTTGTACTGAACACACCCAAATACGCAAAAAGTAATTGATTGATACTACTGCTCGTATTATCAAATTCTAAAGCCAAACACGTAATACCATTGTTATCATAAGTACCAACTTTAACAGAATTGAATATCTCACTCTCGCTTGAGTAGCTTATTTTTTTTACTGAAAAAGCACCATTAGATTCCATCCTAAATAACATCTTAACATTAACAGAATTAGCATTAGAAATTGAATGAATACCTTTTAAATGAATTTCAAATAACTTATCTGTTGGTGCGTATATATTAGTCTTTAAAGTCCTAATACCACTTAAACTCATTGAATAACAATATGGGTAGTTTTTAAATATTTGACCACCTCTTCCTCCTTGAATTCCAAAAACACCTTTAACCTCCGTAACCCCATTAAACTGCAAATCCCCACTAATAGTCTGTTGCTCCGTACTCGACAAACTCAAGTAATCACTCAAATCAATTAAGATTGGCGTGCTATCCGTATTGGTTACCACATTGCCTAAGCTATCCGTCCATTCCAGTTCCACAGTGAACTCATTGGCATTGCCAGTTGGTTTTAAGTCAATATTATTAACCGTTACCCCTTGTGTTCCCAGTGCATTAATCAAATCCACTAAGTCCTGAGCGTTCCCTGTGTAAGTTCCCTTGTCAAGTTTACCTCCCAAAGCACTGGTAACGGCAGCTTGTAAAGCGTAGTTACTATCATTTTCTAGCTGAGACACCTTAGTAGGAATATTCGCCTGACTGTCTTGTAACAATTGGTCTAAACCATCAATTGAGCTTGCGGGTATGGCATCATCCTTATGCCAAAAGCTATCCAACCAATTCCAAAACTGTGTTTGGGTTGGCTTTAGTCCTGTTTTGAACCAATCTTTAAGTGTTGCTAATGCTGTTTTTGCCATTTTTTTTATGGATTAGTTGTTCCTACGTATTCAATAAACATCACTACACGATAAGGGTTTAATATGCTAAAAGCTTCCCCTTCTCCAGTATTGTTTAAAGGGGTGGTGTCTACAGATACAGTGTTCTTTGAATGTGTATTCGCACCTAGATCCACATATACATTTGCATCTCTACCATCATTTAAATCTGTTCTACGCCCATTATAATGTTTCCATTCATGAGTATGCGATGCTAATTGTTCTTCAGTTAAAGAGTGATTTTTTCTACCACCTAGCCTACCTATACTATCAAATTCTTCTTGACTTGGATCATAACCCACAGGCATGCGCCCACGCCAATAAGTAACTTCTTGCCATCCTACAGGTATTTGATTCGCTGGTTTGTTCCAAAACATCATTGTACCCCCACTTGTAAATACCGACAAAACCTCAGTCATCGTTTGCATTTGTTGCTGCAATTGATCTAATGCCGATTGCTCCGCTTTATTTTCTTGTGCTTCGCTAACTTCAATTAATGATTTAGGTCTTTTAAAGTTAGACCAAACTACACTAGTCGTTGATGTTCCAAACTCATAGTAACTTTCAAACAAAACTTCAGGTTCGCTACCATTTTCAAAAATTTTTCGAGTAGGTATGGTTGTTTTTCGCACATTTTCAGTAATTGCACCACCTTTAAAGGGATACAATTCGCCATCCACATGCACCACACCATCGGTAACTGTAGTACCCAATTCATTTTCCTCACAACCACTAATGATCGCATAATTACCTACTGCATTCCCTAGACTGTTAAATATAGCATAGGCTTCTTGCATAGCATGCAACGTATCGGTTTCGAGAGGGAAACCACCAGCCTGATTAAAATTTTGCGTATTCATATGACCTCTATATTAAATCGCTTACTTGCGGGTTTGTAAAAATTAATTAGGTATTCTAGTTTAAACTTGTCAACCTCATATACTTCTTCCGGAACAAAAACTGTAAAATCCACAGCATTATCTAATGTGTCCACACTACGCAACAAGTACTTTGTTCCCAAGTACTGTGGATTACGCTCCGTGGGTGTGTATATATAACTTGTTGGACTACCTTCCAGTTCTCCTATATAAATTCTGCGCAGCTCAGGGTCTAGGTTGTCGTTTAAGGCTTTCCTGAAAAAACAACGCTGTCCGTTATGCTGTAATTTGTACAGGTTGCTTTCTCGGTACAACAGCCACACATCATACACTTGCATGAGCGGTTTTACTAAGCATTTTACCAGTGCCATTCTTTTCGGCTTTCGCAGAAAAGTAGGCAGCAGCTGCACGGCTAGTATGTTAAAATTGACCTTATACCACATAGCTCATTCCGCTAAAATCTTCTACTTTAAAGTGTCCGCTATATGCTGTATGCCTTACCGATATCGGAGACACATCCTCATAAGCTCCCAATCCCGAACTATACTGTGCCGTTTGCAAACTAGTCACATGTACTACTTGTACACCATCCACCAACTGTAAAGCATCTACCAAACTTTGAATAATCAACTCCCCATTAAAATTCAATTCCTTCAGGTAGTTCGTTATGGCTATTTCGACCGACTGCTCACCAGTTAAAATATTTTGTCCAGTTTCATTAAGCACTAAAGGGTCTCGGTAAATCCTAATACTAGGAACTAGCAAATCAGCCTGTTCATTAATCACCGTAAACTGCGTTCCCGCAAAACTGACCTCTTCCATGTATGCTGTAAAAGCCACCAACTGCTCATCGGTTATGGGTTCTAGTACCTCGTTGTTCTCAGTCGCTACTTTTATAATAATGGAGCTTCGGGTTTCACTTTGTACCACCGCAGCGTGCTTAATAATTTTACTATCCGCAATCTCATCATCGGTAGCCGTTCCATTGTCAAACTGGTCATCGTCTTCCAATAAATCAAAGCCGTACTGAAAATCTAAAGCCTTGTTTCTGTGCCAGCGGTCTGTTCCTATTTTTTGTTCAAAAATGATTTCGTCAACTTCAACAATATGCTGGTCTAGTATCTTTTCAAAAATCACAATTGCCACTGCTACTATGTAAATGAGCAAGTGAAATCGTGACACTCGACTAGTCGTATCAATCGCATTCAGTTCGTCATAGTTCTGCGCTTCTGTTACAATCTCGTTATATACTGTATCAATAGTTCTAGCCATTATCGTACTTTAAAAGTTGCTTCAATTTCCATGCATCCAATACCACAGTCTTCACTAATAATGCTTTCCGCTTCTGCAGAAGCTAAATCAGTAGCTGGACGTATATTTTTTTGGGTATAAAACCGCACCATATCGGGGCGTTCTACCTCGGTCAAATCACTCAGTTCTGTTCCCGCTTCGAGTGTATCGGTTACACTAATGCCATTTAGCAATGCCATATCAAACCAAGCTTCTAAACTTCCCTGGTACTGAATGGTCACATCAGCTAAATTTTGTTTATGTAATACCGTAATACTCACGCTTAAGGGTGTTTGCTTTTATACTCGTTAAACTCTCTCTTTAAGTTGGTGTACTTGGTTTTCCAGTACTTTTCCACCTCGTTTAGTTTTTGTTGTAATTCTACTAGGTCTTTTTTCAAGCTCTCATAACGTTCGTTCGCATCTGCAGTAAAATTGTCATAAGCTTCTTGCATATTTTTGACTGCATTCCCTTCTACAATAGAGGTTTCAGCTTTAGCTTTACGGCGACCTACAAAAAAGGCGATTACGGCTGGCACTACCATTTGTAATATTGCTCCTAAGTTTTCAGTGATTATTTCCATTACTTTAAAATGCTATTTAAACGTTGTTTAATATTAGTTTCAATTGTTGTTTTTATGTTCGTTGTTGTTGCTGGCGGTATCCCAAGTGCCGACTGTGTCGCTATTACTTGGTCACATAACCCACTGACCTGTGTCATTAAATCACTCAGCACATCCTTAAGGTTTTCATTGCCTTTTTGTATTTGGAAACCTTCTTTATCAATTTTAATTTGCATGGTCGCGACATTGATGTCAATACCATCAATTTCACTGTAAGCTTCTACATACAATTTTTTTAAATCCTCATTAATAGGCGAAACCAAAACAGAACTCTCAACTGCAGGGAACACAATTACTTTATTCCCTTGAGTATTAATTACCGCCGATAGTCTCACATCCCCATAGTCCAACTCTCCATCACTAACTACACAAGTCGCTTTACTGGTGTCTACTGATTTTACATGAGCCACAAACGTATCTACAGGTCTTTTACCTATCTTCCTAAATCCATCTTGTAACTCTTTATCAATATCCATTAGCTCAGTTTATTACCTAGTTCCACAATTCGCCTAGCACCTTGTAAACCAAATGTGGTTGTTACTTTTTTTATAAAGTAGCGACCGTCTCGGTTAGGGTGCGTGCTATCCATAACCACCGCTGTCATTCCACGCGTAGCGAATGGGGTTAAAAAAGAGGTTATGTTTCCTCTATAGCCATCATACTTTAGTTTTTCGAGTTCTGCAGTAGCTAATTCACTCAGCTTTACAGGATCCGAAACCACCGAAGTATGAAAGGTTCTTATATCCCCATTCTCATCACCAACTTCTACTTGAGTTCTGGTGTTATCAGGAGCTATATATTCATAGCGCACCTTCAATTTCAGTTCATCTGAAGTTTTAAACTCCAGTTTATTTTCTACTAAATTGTAGTTCAAGTCATAAACCGCTTTTTGGTTAAAATTGGTCGACTGTGCCAAACCACAATACAGTTTGTTATCATCATCAATAAAGGCTGTTAAAGACAACTCTTTCTTTAAATCCTCCAAAGCTTGAGCTCCGTTTTTACGAGCAATAATGTATTTATCTAGGGTTACTTCAGGTATGTTTTCGGCAACAGCTACCTCAGTCCCTTGAGTAATTTCTTGTAAAATATCTTTAAGAGTTACCGAGGTAATCCACGACTTTACAATTAATTTTCTCTTGAGTACATACATCAAATCCTCACAATGCACCTCGAGCGGAAAACTGGTTTTAATACGACTTACTTTTCCAATGAACTCTACACCTTCATATTTGCCCTGGTAACTCAAGGTTACCTTTACATCATCTCCTTTTTTTAGTACCTCTTCAGTAAAGAGTAGCTTATTACCTTGTCTTACCTTAAAGCGTGTTGGGAGTTTAATTACACAAGTGTCTCCTAACATTTCAATAGACTTGGTAATACTTAGGTCATGTATCGCTCTAAAAACAAAATCACCGATTTCAATCTTTCCCTCAAGCACAAACATTACAACAAGCTATTTAAGTTCCCTTGCTCACGTTCTGTGAGGTCGGCATAAAAATCCTGATCACTAACCGCATTAATTTGATAGCGTTGTAAACCTTTTTCGCCTACCATCTCATCAAATTGAATGTCTTTTAATACTAATTTTCGCACCCCAAAGAGTTCAAAAAACGGATTATCAACCACCTCAAGCGCATCATTAATAGCAAACAATTGTTGTAGCAATGCTACCTGATCTACTGGGTATTCATTATCCTTATTATCATTTACACACACCCCTCGAATACTAATTAAATAGTCCTCGGTAGTGATGTATTCTTTTACGGTTCCCACTCGGCTAGTTCCTACTGTAGCCGTTTCTACAATGGTTTTAGCTTGAGTAAAGGACACTAAAGGTTCATTAGGCAGTGTGAACTCCACATTATCATAGGCTAATGTTAACTCACAAAAGTATGGGCGACCTGTAACTTGTGATTGGTCTACCTGTTTTAAACTAGGTAGTACCAGTACACTTGCATCATCGGCTCTAAACTGCGGGTAGTACAAACCCACATAATCCACATTTGCTCGAGCAACCAGCTCATTAAAATTGAAATCTGCCATTAACTAGTTTGTGCGTGATTAATACTGTTCACTACTCGTAATAATTCCTCTTTAATATCCTGAGCGGTTTGTTGTACACCCTCGCTCATATTAGTTACATGTACCTCAATTTTATCATGTAATTTGCCTATGTTAATAGTGATGTTTTTTCGACCACCTGAGCTAATACCATCAGCTTTACCACCTACTGTAGTACTCGTTTCATCACCTTGAGTTTTCCCTCCTGGTGCTAATGGGTTTTTATTTTTATTAGCAAAGTCTTCATACAAACCACCACTTGCTTTTTTAGGAGCCGACAAACCACTAAAACGCTCTTTTAATTTTTGAAAATCCTTTTTAAAACCTTCTTTGTCAATCGTTATTCCAAACGAGTTCAATGTTTTTTCTCCCTGAACAGCTAAAGCTTTTTGATTTTCTACTATAGCTTTTTTACGCTGTTGAATATCTTTATCCAGTTGATCTATGATGGCTTTATTCTCATTCTTATCTCCTAAGCCCATTTTGTTTTTAAACTCATAATAGGACTTACGTAGGCTACGCATTACAATTTCAAATCCATAGACTAATGAAGTAAATTCATTCTTTACACCCATTACTAATAGCTTAACTACATTTTTAATACTTTCACCTGTAACCTCAAAAGAATCTTTCCAACCACTAGTATATTTAGTTACTAAACCTATTGCGGTAATTAAAGCCATAATTCCTAAAACTACCCATCCTATAGGAGACATGGCAAATACTAAGTTTAATCCAACAAAAGCAGCAGCAACCACACCGATTTCAGTAGCAAAAGGACTCAACCAGTCTAGTAGTGTAACTAGACCATCAGTAAAAATTCCTACTACAAAAAGGACTTTAGTCATGATGTCCCCAAACCAACTCACTACATCACCTGCAGAAGTAAAGCCTGTCATTTGCATGAGAAAGTTTTTAGTAGCATTAATCACTGGAGCAATCGCTTCGCCTAACAATTCAAACCACATTGAAATAGCGTTTAAATGTTTAGTGATAAATGCCAAACCTTTACTTATATAGCTAATTACAGCACCAAAAATCCCTTGAGTTTGACCACCAACGGCAACCAAAAATTGCCACCACTGATCCTTCAGGTTTGAAATCCTTCCGCCCAGGGTTTTCATTTGGGCTTGCATAGAATCTTGAACCCCATCTAATGCACCATAAGCTATAATCGCGTTTCGAATAGCGGTTTCATTATTTTGAACCGTTTTGGTAACTCCTTTAAAAGTAAAGCTCACTTTATCTCCTGATTTGCTGGCTTTAATTCCAAATTCCTTGAGTCTTTCAAACTCGGCAGTTTGTGCATCTAATATAGCTTCAGTTAATTGGTCAAAGCTTTTCCCTTGAGAACTGGCTAAATCACCAATTTTGGTCATTTCGTCTCGGGTAGGATTAAAGCCTCTATTGACTAACTTTATAAATGCTCCTGTCAGTTCATTGATTTGAAAGGGGGTATTCGCTGCAAAATCGCCTAACATGGCAAAAGCCGAATCTCCTAGTTCTTGTGACCCCAAAGTATTGGCTAAAACCGCTTGGAACTTTTCATACTCACTACGGGCAGCAATAACCTGACTGGTAAACATAACTACAGCACCTACAGCAAAAGCAGTAGCCATAATTCCTTTCATTTTACTAAAGGTTTTATTCATGCGATTACCCTCTCGGTTGGTTAAACCCAAACTCTTTTTAATGCGCATCAATCGACTAGTGGCACGGTCTTTTAGTTTTATGATAAATTCGTAAGCGTTCATTAGGCTTTGCTGGCTTCGTATTCTTGTTTTCTTATGTAGTGAAGTGTTAGGAGTTCTTCTGCCCAATCTTCATCACTTAATCGTTGTGGATGCATATCATTTAAATGCATCTTAAAGTACAAGTCATATACGCGTATTTGCTTTATATGAAACTTGTCACTGTATTCCTTTGCGGATGGATCGTTTTTATCCAGGATCGCATCCGCTAAAGCTTTTTTAGTTCGGCTACCTTTTTATTTTGCAAGCGTTCAATGGCTTGATATAATGGCATTCTAATTTCTGGAACATTCACATCATCAAATGCAACATCGGCTTCTACCTTAATGATTTCAAACAAACGCTCTTCGGTTACAAAAATGCGGTCATTAGGGTTTTGCTTTTCTGCTTTCTTTAAATGGTGTCTTTGTACCTGGTGTACTTTACAAGTATGTTCCCCAATTTTGATAATGGCAAAATCTCCTGCGTTTTCAATTACCGCATCAGGGTAATCAAAAAAGTCTAGCAAGGTGCGCCTTGCTGAGTTGGAGTATTCAAAAACTTCAATTATTTCTTTATCTCCACCCACAAACAAACTACCTAGTAATGATTCGCCATAGGCTACATTACCGTGCTTTTGCATTTGTGTAAAAGCCAACTTATACTCCTTCATTGTAGGAGGTTTTAAATAAGCGACTTTGTCATCTACAGGCAATTGGTATAAACCACCATACTGCGCTTTCCAATCTTGAATTTGTTGCTTGGTTACTTTCATTACTGTTGTCTTTTTACATTAGTAAATGTGATGGGTAGCTCTATTAACATATTCGTATCACCTTGATTCATTGCTTTAGGAATCTCAGTGATTTCACAGTCCATTAATAAATCAGTAACAATTTGCCCACCATCTTCAGGTACATAAGCAATAGTTATATTAAAGCATAAACTCAAAACATCTTTATTTTCAGCATCTCGAGTCATGGCTTCTAGTTCCGATTGCCAAAGCGTAATCTTACCTTCATATTCTCGATTTCCGCTTACAATAGCATGGGGTTTATTCCCACGACCGTAAAGTGGTTTCTTTTCTGATTTCTCGTTATATTCTACGCCAGTGATTCCAGTAACTAGGCGACCGCCCATTACCACGTTTACATCTGCCCAGCTGTATTGTTGTGTATTTGTTGCCATGTTTAGCTAATTGTTGTTGTGAATCCTATGTTTACTTCTATGGTTTTAGCGTAACCTACTGGTTGCAAGAACACGCTTACCTCAATTTTATCAGTAGCCAACACGTTTTGTGCTGGGTCAATAAATACATCGGCATTGGATAGTTTGCCTTCAGCAACCATATTGCCTTCTAACTGAGTAAGTACTGCACTTTGGTAGTGTTTAATAATGGCAGGATGAATTTCTCCTTCTGCTGTCATTTCTACTTCATCATTAAGCTCTTCTACTAAAGTATCATAGGTATAAATTAAACCTTCATCCATCACAAAACCACGAGCTAAGCTTGAGTAATCATCACTAATAGCGGTTAAGGTTCTGTCATCACTAAAGTAGTAGCCTGCACGACCTACAAAGTTTCTAAAAAAGGTATAGCCTTTATCATGTATAGTGTCCAGGGCATCTAAATAATCTTGAATACTATTGCCATCTGTAAAATAAGCTTCTCCATCATGTACCGCTCCATCTTTTACTCGAGCTAAATTTCGTTGTGAAGGAATGGCTGCCAAACGACCCATAGCCAGTCCAATACTTGCTTCTTTAGCTCCATCGGTATTTACAATAAGCATTAATACCTTGTTATATTTACTTTCGGTGTAATCCCTTAAGTCAGCAACGGTACCTGAGAACGCATTCCCAGAAACCAATACTCTGATAGGCATAAATAAGCCCTCAAAATATTCAGCCAATTCCTGACCTTTGATAACTGCTGCATGGCTATCGGCATCTAAACCATCAGTAATGGTTTCAGTACCGTCAGTTTTTCGGATTACGGCTACAAAACGTACTTCGCCTTTAGCATCGCTTACTAATTTTTTGGCATAGTCTTGGTTTTTGTCCAACATTGCTTCCATGCTTGTGGCATCGGATACTAACATAATCCATACAGGAGTACCTGAATCCGCTTGACTGTAAAAATCAAGTAGGTGCTTATAAGCAAATGCATTGTCTCCAGTTGCTTCAATACCTAAATCGATAGCTCCCTGCAGGGAGAATATTTGGTGACTTTCACCTAATTGGATATTATCCGTTACCGATGCTCCAGTAATTACTAAAGCAGGTGTTTTTTGTACTTCGGCATCTAGGCGTTCTAGACCGTTAGTAGCTATGTTGAATTTAATATTTGGTAATCCCATTATGATATAATTGAATTTTTAGACCCCGTTCAGGACTTGAACCTGTATGTATGCCTTTCGGGATTATGATTTACTTTTTAACAAATACCTTAAAAAGAATAAGTGCAATTGAAATACCGCCCACAATTGCTAACCACTTGACTAGCTTGGGAATGTACTTTTCGCGTTGAATCAGTAGTTCCTTTTGGGATTGGTTTAGTTCTTTGTAATGTGTAATAACTTCCTTTTGTATTTCTAAAGCCGCTTTCAGTTCTGGACATTCGCATTTGGCTAGTATTTGACCGTTCTGCTTTGCCAACGTCAATCTTGCTGTTTTTGATTGTTGAACAATAGGAGTTTGTTGTAATTGATGTATAGGCACTTGTAACTGAGCAGTATCCGCTTTCCTCAAAATCTTTAGCGTATCTACTGTAATTACTTTTTTGAATATTGAATCCTTCACTACAGTCGTAAACTGTTGTGTTAACGGCTTGGTCGATTTGCAAGAAATCACCAGTAGCATAGTTATTAATATTGCCAATTTCGTGGTCAATAACTTTTTCATACGAAAGGTTTTTTGCGAGTCCACACAATGTGAACATCATTAATAAAATGGGTAATAGTTTCATTTTTATAAATTGATTAAATGGTTTGATATTCTAATTCTGCATCATAGCAAGGGCAGTCTTTTTTCACTTTAGGAAAATCACGATGTCCTTTTACTTGAGCTTTAGGAAACTTTCTTTTTTGGCTTGCAATCAGCTTTTTTAAAGCCTGTTTTTGTTGTGGTGTTCGGGTGTCTTTGGGTTTGCCATTAGCATCTAATCCGCCTATATAGCATATACCTATACTATTGTGGTTATAGCCTTTTACATGCGCTCCTGCCATGCGTTCGGGTCTACCCATTTGCACTGTACCATCCAATAGTACTACATAGTGATAACCACAGCCTAGCCAACCCCTTTTTTTGTGCCAGGCATCAATATCCTGTGCATCAAATTCCTGATGTTCACGGGTTGCGGAACAATGCACCACTATGTAGTCTATGAACCTCACAACTATCCTAGTTCTTTAATTCTTTTTTCAATAGCTTCAACTACGGTCTTACGTGGTTGAGAGCTTCTTTTTTCTTCGTCTAACAACAATTCTAAATCAGGTACATCTTCAAACTCTTTTAGCTCTTCTAGTACTGTTTTAATCGTTTGTTGTAAAAATTCAGTAGATTCCACCACCTCGTCCTTTACCTTATTGTACTCAGGATTATCAATGGTAGTTACCGCGTTATCCTTTAAGGTTTTGGCGTGATTGGTAGCGTTTGGTTTTGCGGTAAATAAAAAACCATCACTAGTTGCAAATAACTGTCGTACTGCTTTGTGGTTTTTAAAATAGTCCGCTGCTTTTTCTTGTATAGTTGGCTTTGCCATAATGTTTGTAAGGTTTTAAAAAAAGAGCCTAGCCCTAGTACTCTAGGCTCTTTTTAGATATTATTTATTCCAGTAAATTTTAGACGATTGTTCCAAAGTATTTTGGATTGTTCGCTCTAATCGTTCCTACTAAAGAGCGTTGAGCAAATGAAATCGTATCGGCTTGTACCCCAGAATCTCTTAAGTTGGCATACATCTCTAAAGAACCTTTAGCTCTAAATACTTCATCAGAACACCAAATGAATGACGAACGTTTATCTGTAGCATCTTTGGTAGACCCAAAAGGTTTTTTAACTCCTGCATCTGTAAATAATGGAGTTTGCGAGTACTGGTGTACTTTAAAACCATGCATCATTCTTTCATTGATGATTTCTTTGTACAGCTTTTTGTCCTCTTTTTTGATACGTGCTAAATGCTCAGGCGACAAACACACGTTCAATCCAACTGTTTTATCTAATCCCGAAAAGAAGGCATACATGTCAATCAATGCATCATCAACAGAATCCGTAGCTCCCAAAATCATTGTTTTGTTGAAATCATTATTTTGGTCTGTTGTCCAACCAAAAGCTGCACGAGCTCCTAAGTTTTGATCAATAGACTTACGGTGTCTACGCACAATACTTGTACGCTTGTCGTACTGCAACTCTACATCTTGCAATTGTCTGTGACGTGTTTGCGAGGTACTGTAAGTCTTTAAAGATACTGTGTGAGGAATGTCCTCGATAGATTGTAATGGTAACGGATTTTCGTTTCCTTCAAAATAATCCTCATGTACATCAGGATCTACACCTGCCTCTGCTAAGTGCAATACATCATTGTTTACATAGATTGATAAATCAGTCGATGCATTGACAAATGATGTTGCTGGATATGGATTCTCTTTAATTCCTTGAATCCAAAGTTCTGTATTTAAACCTGCCATTTGTGTTGGTATTATGCGTTAGTTTCTGGTGTATAGCGTACACCTTCGTTATATTCTAATTGGATTTGCTTAAAGCGTTCAGGCTCTTCGTCTCTAATACGCATTAGCTCTACATGGTTGTGCTTTTGTAAATAATCAAAAGTCTGTTTTGGATTGGTTTTACCGCCTTTTTTAGCATCGGCACCTAAAACAATCCCTTTAACTTTTGAGTGTGCAGCAGCATCACCAGTTTCTTTTTTCTTATCAGCAATTAGCTGAACTAATACAGGCTCTTGTGCCTCAGGGTCTGCAATAAAAGCAGCTAATTGTACCGCTTTTAAACTTTCAGGAATTAACCCTAAAGTCACGGCTTCATCAATTAATTTTTCAGCCCCTAATTTTACCTGAGCATCCATTTTAGCTTGTAAAGCACTTAAAGCATTTTCAGCATTTTCTTTAGCCAGCTTAAGTGCGGTGACTTTTCCTAATACGGAAGCTTCGTCCGTGTCAGCACTCATTCCAAGTGCTAAAGCAATAGTTTTCATACTATAATTTTGTTTAATTTGAATCTTTGGTAGTTGAAATTCCTGACCATCTTTTGATAATCGTAAGGCGTTTTGATTGCCCCCTATATCCACAATTGAAATTTCGAATAATTCGCTTTTGGTGACCGTTTCAGAAGTTTGTCCTGATAAAATGAATTCAGGAGCCGAGGAGGTTTCTAAGGGGTCTGCGCCTATGGATGCCATACGCAGCATTCCACGCGACACTTTGCCTTCAACTTCTTGAGAAAAGTTATCGGTATCAAATTCAATAGATGCAATAAGCTTGGTGTCTTCCTTTTTGATGCCTGTGCATTTACCAATGATTTTGTTAGGCGAATCCATAGCACGCTTATGACCAAATAACACCACAGGGTTTTTCATGTAATTGGTATAATCCAATCCATCCGAAAGCACCCTAAAACCATAACGGTTTACATCTTCGGTATTGATTATAAAGTCATAAGTATTTGCCATTTCAAGAGTGTTTAATCATCGTTTAAAAGTCGTTTCAACTTCCGTTTGAGACCACAAATATTGGACATCATTCAGGCTAAAAAAAACACAAGTTCAATAGCTGTAAAAAGCACTACAACCCTTGTAAATAATGGGATTGCTATTGATAAACTAATTTTTAAAACCCCTTGATTCCACGAATTTTGAACCTATGATAGACCTATTATGTGACACCGATTTTGACCTACTTATTGAGGATGGCGATTTAAGTATGGGCTTTGCTGATCTTGAAAATCAACAACACATCATTTTAGCCAATAAGGGCGAATACAAACAACACCCCGAAGTAGGTGCTGGTATTGTGAATATGATTAATGAAGATTCGCCCACAGCGATATTACTCGAGATAAAAAAGCAACTGGAGTATGACGGCATGACCATAGAAAATCTATCATTTACCGATAAAGGAACTATTAACGCAGAAGGCACTTATTAAAATGGCACGAACAGGACGCATGACCAATACTGAGAAAGACCACTTAAAGTCTCAGGCTAAAGAATTATTTATCAAAGGATTTACGGTGGCTAGTATTAGCGACATTATTGGTGTGGGGCAAAAGACCCTTCAAAATTGGCGTAAGCTTGACGAATGGGATCACTTAAAAGACCTAAACAACATAAGACCTAGCGAAATTAAATTGATGATTCTTCAGGTTGTGAGTGATTTAAAGGAAGGTAAAAAACCAACTTACACTGCCGATGCTGTGGCTAAGATTGCTGCTGCTTTTGACAAGCTAAACGATAGCCGAAAAAAGGCAGTACATACCATGGAAGCCTTTAATGACTTTATGAATTTTAAGCTCGAAGTCATTGCCACCATGCCCCCAAAAGAACGTGATACAGAACTGGAAGCCGTAAAAAAACTACGCATAGATTTTGATAAATACGTAAACCGATTATTAGAAAATGACTAAAACCGAACTTAAAGAAGCCAAAGAGGCATACAAACGTATGTCGGACTTTATTAGAGAGGTGACTTCTAATAATTTAATTAAAGAAACAGCACAAGAACAGGAACTGCGTATTCAACGC